ACTATTTCTTTACCGCCACCTTTTTGTTTTGGTCTTTGAAAGTAAAGATTACCATCAGGGGCGTGCATAATCATATTAAAACCACCAGGGCCTCCATAGTGTGTTGGAATAAATGTTGTTGGTACAGCTTCGCTTACGATTGCTTCTTTTTTAGCTGTTTTTGCGGCATTTTTCCAGTCCTGGCTTGAAGGAGCGTCTGGGTGATCAGCATCTCTGCTTGTGCCGGCTTTCTTACGCTTGTTTACGTTGTAGTATAAGCCTTTAGACTTTTCATTAATTTCTTTTATTCTCATATTATGCTCCTGCAATGATGCTTTTTGTATTTTCTACATCACCAATGTCTTTGCTTTCTCCTTGCGGAGCACCATCTAACGGATCGTTATCTCTATCTTTACGTGCAGTTTCTAATTCTTTTAACAAGTCCATAACTCTATTAATACCCGAGTCTTGTTGTGCTGATTCTCCGCCCATGTCTTCCTGGGTTAGTTTTGCAGTATATTCCTCTTTAGATTTTTCTTGTTGATATAATTCTTGAGGTTCATTTGGATTACGTACAATAATATGACTCTGTTGTACATCACAGCATGATCCAATGTATTCTTGTAATACTTGTACAGTGGTTGGATATGTACAGGTTACTTCATAATAGTGTACTTCACAATTTTCTAACTGTGGAAAATCTAACGGACGTTCTTGTATTGGTGTCTTTTTACCTGCTGACATTTTTGTACAACCAAATTTCTGCAAACATCTTTCTAACATATCTTCACAATTATCAGGCAAATCACCCGCTATTCCAATTTTAAATTCATAAGTCTTTTTAGACTCTTGTAAATAATCAGCAAATTCTTTCATTATAACATCCTAATTTAATGTATAGTATTATTTATCTTTATCAAGACCTTTTAGTCTTTCTAATAGACTATTTCTATCAGTGACTACATATCCCTCGCCACTTACTATTCCTTCAGAGGTTCCACTATCTTTATCTAGTTTTTCCTTTTTTAGTTGCAAATCTATCATTTTTAATTTTTTATCTATTTTTGCAACTTTTGCATCTAATGTCGTTTTAAGCATATTACCTGCTACTTCAAAAACTCTTCCACTATAACGACTTTCTACATTCATACCCAAGTCCATTAAATCATCATAAGCTTGCATGGCTTTGCCTGCTACTTCATTTAATTCATCATCGGCCATTTGACCTAAACCTTTAACAGCTGGTAATGCACTAGCAATTTTGTCAAACTCTGCTATGTCACGAAAAGTATCGCTTTGTTCTGTTATTGCTGTTTCTGCTTTTTTATCTGATGTATTAGTTGTATCTGTATCAGCAATATTTAAAAGGTCTTCAAGTTTTTTTGTCATAAAAGTAATCCATTATATACTAGTATTATTTATCTAGGTTTTCCTTGATGGAAAATATCTCCTTCATTTATAACTCTAAAGAATATACCTTTTTGTTTACTGTATGCCCTAGCCGCAGACCATTTTGCTTGGTTTAAAACATAATGTGCTTTATTAGATTGACTGTTACCTATTTTCTTTAAATCAGTTTGGTTAGCTGGTTTAACTTCTATAAGTTCAACTTTTTGAGATCCATTTTTATCATTGTAAACAACAAAAAAATCAGGAACATAGACTGTATATTTTCCAGTGAAAGGATTTCTATATGGTATTTTAATTGATTCACTTGCCCATTTAGATATATTAGGATTATTATCACACATACGCATAAACGCCCATTCCCAACTACTTCTATATGTAGGTGAACGCCCACCTACATATTTGTCAGGGTTTTTCAGTGTATACTTTCCTTGAGCAAACCTTGCCATTATAATAAAATATTTCTTTGTTCTTTGCTAGGATTTTGAGGTTCTACTTTGAAACCTAATTGACTTGAATTACTTCTATTTACATTAAGTATAGTAGTAACTAATCTACTTAATTTAACTTCATCTAATCCACGTAAAGTGTCAAGAATAGTATATACTGGCGTGCCTTCTAACTTAGCCTGTTGTAGTATGGCCACACTAGTTGAAATAGCACTAGCTTTTCCAAATCCTCTTTTCTCAAAAAATCCTACACAACTGTCTACTTCGTTTGATGTAAAATTTACTTGTTTAGAAAAGTACTTATTATAAAATTCTTTTACTTCTCCTGCACTATCAGTATTTGCTAGGGTACTAGTAACATCTGTCATTATGAATTCCTTATGTTATCAAAGTTATCTATTGCTAATGCTCCAAATTCATCTTTTTGGGATCTACTCAAGTTGTTCCATGCATCTTTTTTGTCATTTAAATTGCCAGATTGTTGATTATTACTAAATGCATTTTTAAATGCAAAATCGTCTCTTGCTTGTTGGTTATTTGCTAGTGTATTTAAAGCATCTTGTCTTGGTAAATTTAAAATTGTATTATTATTATCTTGCAGTGTACTTGTTTGCGTAAATGCTTGTGTATTAGATGGTTGGTTAAAAAGGGTATTAATTAATCCATTCAAAGCTACTGTTGAAACAGCGGCTAATGCTCCGTCTATTATATTATTTTTTTCTGCTTCTTTTGCTTGATCAGAATAGTTTTCTATATTTTGTATAGTATTATATCCTGTAAGAAAAGTTTGTAAATCTACATTTTGATTTTCTATATCTTTAAATACAGACGTTATACCGCTAAGTATCCCGCCGTCACCAAATATATTAGACACACCACCTCCTTCAACTGAAAGTGGACTTTTTCCAACATCGTAATGAGAAGGATCTGCAAATCCTGCCGGATTATCTACAGTGGTTAATCCTCTTCCATACATTACAGATTCGTATTCAATTTGCATTTGATTTTCTGTAAACTGACTAGCGCCTTGTTCTAAACTATCATGTCTTAAACTTGTTATTATTGGGTTTACTAATGTGTAGCTAGTAAAATTACTTACTCCACTATTTCCATGTAATTGATTAATTGTAATTGTATTGAAGAAAGGTGCAGAAGGTCTAGTTTTATCTAGTCCGTATCTATAACTATTACGTAACTCTGATCCATATGTATTATCAGGATCGTTTATAAAAGGCAACGGAACAGTTGTATCAGGTTGCCCGATAGCATTTTTTCTAGCATAATTTGGATCTTGATAATAATACCTAAAATATGTTTCCCATAACAATGTTGTTAGTCCTGCTTGATCATCATGAAATACAACAGATACAGGGTCATATCTAAGTTTTGTTTGAACAATCTTTTTTCTATTATATTGATTTTTTACATCAGTATCAATACTATATCCAGGCATATCAATACTTCTAACCAGTAAATTTATTTCTTTCTTGTTTAAAAGTTGACCTGCCGCTTGTCCTAACGATGCTAATGCTATAGGATTAATATCAAATACTACATGATATAGAAATTTTTGTTTTGGAGTAAGACGTAAATTATTACGTACATACAAAGCACTTGCATGAGCATAGTCACCTAAATTACCTTTAGGGTTTCCTAATGCACTTGAAAAGTTATCAAAAAAGCCGGATAGTTTACTCATATAGTATTTATCACTTGATTTATATACGTATAAAACAACGAAAGGAGCTCAAGGCTCCTTTCATAGCAATCTCTAAATTGTTTTATTAAGTTCCGCCACCTGTTGCGGCTGTACTTATGTTTCTTGCAACAGTTGAACCAACTCCATTTCCTATTGGAGTTTGTACAGCGTTATCATACATTATTGTAAGTGCGACTGTAACAGGATCACTATTAGCATATGCTACTGAACCATAATCTACTGAAGTTAAATATGCTCCGTATATTTCCCAAGTTTCTAAAACATTTGGTGTATTTACACCGTTACCACCATCTAGTATTTCTAGCCTTTGTAAAAATTTATAATCAATACCAGATGCGGCACTAGCTTGTTCGAAGAAATCAAATTGCTTCTGTAACTGTTCGCCAACTAGTTTTTGAACATTACCGTTCACATCATCACGTAAATTTACAGTAATTTCATTCCATGTATGCTTACCTGCAATATTTACTTTACTACCATAAACATGAAGTTCTTGGTTTTCAAATGAAACTGTAGGTCTTGAAGCATCAATTACCTGTTTTGTTAATTCTTGTGTTTCGTTAGATACACCAAAATTTTCTAATGTAATTCTAAAACGGTATTGTAGCTTTGGCATAAGCAAGCCTTGACTGCTTGCACTAGTGTCATTTGCTAAAGGTACCGTAATATTTGTTAGTGTTGAGATTGCCATATTTGTACTCCTATTATCAAGTATTTATCATATCTAAATGTTAATTCATTAACACCCTACTTTATGATCCTAAGCTTGCTATCTCCCCTGTATTTTTCAATCTCAACGGAATGTAAATGAATTCCACTGCTTTGACTGGTTCTACTGCAATATCAACATAAAGTTCATTTCTGTCAATCCTTGCTGGTGTATTGTTTGTTTCGTCACATACAACTAAGAAGTCATATAATGCTCTAAGTCCAACTAATTCAATCATTAAACTTTCAGTTGCTTGTTTGATTTCATCACGGGTAATTTTATCATTTGGTTCAAACAAATATGGTTTTGCAAGTTGGTTTAGCTGACTACGTAGATATACTGTAAGTCTTGCTACATTAATTCTATCTAATGAACTTGCATTAGCCGCTCTAGTTTTTTGTCCAAATACTACTAAACCTGCTCCTGTTAAGAATGTTATTGGATTTACATTATTAGCATAAAGAGTATCACGCTGTCCTTCATTAAGAGCAATGCTACTAAATTCACCTTCTGCTGTAATAAAACCTGTTGCAGTTGCATTAGTTACTCCACCACGTCTTGTACCTGCTGGTGCAAACCATGGAAACGCAACTTGGTCATTTAGTGCAATAGTTCTTAGAACCATATGACTTGGAGGTACAACAATATTGTTGCCTGCATTATCACTTGTAAAT